CAATTGTGCTAAATAATATTTTAGCTAAAGGTGCAATAGCTCCAAGCATTGGTAGCATTTAGTACCACTTCGCTTTTCTTTTCTTTTCTGGAAGCATTGCTCTTTGTCCACCAACTTGTTCAAGTTGTGTTTCTTGTGGATTAGTCATTTCAATATCAACTGCTTGTGCATAACCGTCGCTATTTAAAAATTGTGAATGATCTACTAGATTACCAAATTCTGATCTTGATGTACCATTTACTGAACCACCTTTAGCCATAGGTTTTCTAGCTTGGCCTGATTCAGATAATGCAATTGCGATTGCTTGTTTTGGGCTTTTAACTTTTTTTGAAGATTGACCTATATTAAGTTCTCCTCTTTTAAATTCTCTCATAACTGTACCAACTTTTTTTTGACTTGGTGTCATTAGTTTTTTCATAATAATATCCTTGGTGTTTATATATACTAATATCTAAAATATCACAATACTGGTTATTAGCCAGTAATTATTTTAGCACTTTGCATGCCTTGTTTAGCAAGATCTACGCCTATTTTTAACTTTGTCAAATCATCTGTTTGTTCAAGTTTTTCATCAGACACTTGTCTATTAGACATAACTTTTAACTTTTCTAGATTTAATCTATCTTCAGCTTCTTTTTTCTTACGCTCATTCTCCATAGCTCTTAAATCAATCTCTCTAGATTTTAACTGAACTAATGGATCATTATTCATACCATCATTAATCTTATTTTCTTCAGTCATATAATCTTTAGTCATTTCAGCAATTAGTTTTGCTTTTCTAGATTCAATAGCTTGTGTCATTTGTTGAACTTGTAATTGTAATTGTGGATTCATTTGTGCTTGTTGTTGCATTGATTGTAATTGCATTAACTCTTTAGAAAATTCTAATTGAATTTGTTCTTGAGCCATTACTGAAATATGTTCTAGAACATTCTTTTGAATAATACCCATTGCCATAGGATTATTTTTAATCATGTTTAATTGCATAAAGTTTAAATGCGCTTCAATGTGTGCAGTATGATCTTGTCCAGCAAATGCTTGGAAAGGTTGTCCCGTCATGGCATTGATATGTTCCATAGAAGGATCCATAGGTAATGGTTGTTGTGGTGGAGGTAATATTAAATCAATATTCTTAACTCCAATAGCTTCATACATTGTTCTGTAAACTTGATACAAGTTATGCATTTGTGGATTAGACATTGCAAGTTGCATTTCAGTTTGTGCTAAATTAATTCTTTGTGTTTGTGAAAATATATTTGGATCAGCCACAGGCAAGATATCAATCTTATCATCAAAGTCAGCAGCTTTAATTTCTCTTGTTCCACCTACAACATCATACGGATAATTAGGGGGTAAGTAAGTTGCAAATACTTTTGCTAATAATTCAAATTCATTTTTAAGTGAAGCATATAATCTTTTATGAATCGCTGACATCACCCTCGATCCACGCTCCAATAATGCCATCGTCGTACCAACAGCAGCGTTTTGATTACCATCACCCACTTGCATATCTGCGATGGACGCGAAACGTTGACCTGCTTGAACTACGATACCCATCAATTGTAACAGAGTCGCTGATGGTTCTTTAAATGGAAGAGGCATAAATGCATCTCTTAAATTTCCACCAGGTGCATCTACATCTCTAAATTCTCCTGGTTGAATAGGTTGTGCATCATCTCTTACACGAATACCTCGCATTTTAAATCCAGATGGTAAATTAGATAATGTTCCTGCATCTAGCAATTGTCTTAATGCTTGAGTTGCAGTACGTGATAATCCACCGATCATGTGAATTAAACCAAAGCCATAGAATCCAAGTCCTGGTAAAAATTTAAAGTGTACAAAGTAATTAGTTTTATTTTTTAGCGGATCGTCGGATTTATAATTACGTCTAATAGATAAAACTTCTCGTGATGATTCTTCAATAGTTACAACGTAAGGAAGTTTAATTCCTGTGGGCTCACCAGTTTGAATATCTTTATCTTCAAAACCTTCTATATCTAAATTAACGTGNCATTCTAAAAGAGTGTAAATATTATCTTGTCTTTCAATTCTAACACCTTCTATTTCACGTTCTTTTTCTTTTATTGGATCTGATTTAATAGCTGGTTGACCTAGTTCTACATCTTTATAAAAACCACTTACTTGTTGCTTACGTAAATCATTTTCAGAAATTTTTAATACGTGAATAATAGCATCTGCATCTTCTAATGAAGTTGCTGAATAAGGAACGATTAAATCTTCTGCAGGTATAAATTTAGATACCGCTCGTCCAAGGATTGCATCGTAATAAACTTTTTTAAAAGTAGATCCTGATAGAGGTAAGTAAAATAACATCTGATCAAATTCTGGTTCATACTCTTTCATAACAGTCATGATTTGATAGTTCATGAAATCTCTAACTCGTTCTGATTGTTGTTCTTTTTGTGAATCTATTTTACCTACGATTTGAGTTCTAACAGGACCATCTGCTGGTAATAATTCTTTATAAGCTTGTGATTGAAATTGTGTTACTGATTCTGCTAATACTGGATGAGTTACACCTGATGCATTTCTAAATGGCTCTGTTCGTCTTTCATATTTAAAACCTAATAGTTCAAGACCATTAGTATAGGTTGTTTCCCAATCTTGTCTTGAAGATCTATAATCTTTGTATTGTCCTTCTAATTCAGATCCAATCTCTACTAAAATACTTTCATCTAAAAATTCTGAAAGGTTTGCATAATGATCTTCTCCACCTTGTGGAGCTGCAACATTTGGATCAAAAGAAATTTCTGCACCACCATCTTCATCCATTTTAATTTCAACTGGAGAATCTGTTGCTTGTGTTTCTTCTTGAATAGTTTGTTCTATTTCAGTTTGACCTGGAATTTCAATAGTAGTTTTTGTATTGGGTAATGACTTATCAATTTCTGCCATGATTAATTATACCTTCTTCTAAATAATGATTCAACACCTTGTGAGTCAGGACCTTTAGCAGGTGGCACCGTTGTTGTCAATCCACCGTCAGACATACTCACTCGTCCGCCGTATGCCATTCTTGTAGGCATAACACGAGCTGAAGCTTCTTGTTGAGATCTTTGAGCACTACTTACTGTAGGAGATAAAAGATTTTGTATTTGATTTGCAAGAGGTTGTGATGCTCCAGTAGTTCTACTCATCATTGTTTGAAATGGATTTTCTGCTAAATAGGCATTAATAAATCCAGGCACTCCAGAACCAGGTTGCATTCTTTGATATGCTTGTATTCCTTCATAAGGAATACTTGAAGCAAAAGCTGCAGCTGGTGCAAGTACACTTGCCGCTGGTTTTAATACAGAAGGTAACTGATCTATATTTCTTTGAACTAAATCAGCTGTTCCAAGTATGTTATATTCAGATTGAGGTAAACCAGCTTCTCTAATTTTATTAAAATAATCCATATGTCCTGGAACATTAAATCCTATGTTTGGTAAATAATCTTGAATTGTTTTTGTAAATGGAATTCCACTTCTTGCAGCAGCATCTGCTTCTGATTGAAATCTTCTTTCACCAATAAATTGATCTACGGGTGAAGGTGGTTGAAATATATTTTGTTGTGGAAATATTTCTGCTTGAGGTTGTGTAAATGCTGTTTGATCTTGCATTGAAACTTGTTGACCAGAGAAAGGATCTATTTTTGGAACTTCATTTGTTGTAGGAAAATTACCTTCTAATTGCATACTAATTTCAGGACCAAATCTATTATATAGATCAGTGTTTGTATAAGGATTATTACCAAAAGTTTGATCTAATATTTCTTTTGTTACAATTTTTTGATTTGGATTACCCGAAGAAAAACCAATAGGATCATAACTTATTGTAGGAAACATTTCTGCTTGTGGTTGTGTAAATGTAGCTTGATCTTGTGCAGAAACAGGTTGACCAGAGAAAGGATCTACTGTTGGAATATTATTTAAATACTCATTTATAGGTGTTCCATTTATAGTTCTTTCAACTAATAAATGGTCTGCTCCCTTTACTCCTTTATCAATATCTATAAAACCTTTTTCTTTATCAAATATTTTTATAATTGGATCTGAATATTCTTTGGTATCCCAATAAGGCCCTTCT